AGAAGCTGTCATTATATTTAAGTTTTATTTCAGCTTGCGACCAAAGTTTTAATAAAGCATCTCTAGAGAAAAGCTTTGCACCCATTTTTAGTGGAGTAGCATTATGACTGACAACATTATTTACTTTGGAGGTAATGTTGCCATTGGATGCAAAGCCTTGATCGAATTTTGTAAGTATAGCTTTATCTACATTGTTTGTCTCTAATAACCAAGCAACACCTCCGCCTTCGTCATTCTCAAAGTCAAAGAAAGTACCTGCTTCTAGATTAAATACAAAGCTTCCTTTTGTACCCCACCGCCATTCTTTATCTGTTTTAGTTTTTGGTTGTCCTAATATTTCTAAAGCAATCTGTGGAGCTACATTAACCCACTTATCTTGCATGATCTAGAATGGCAAATCATTTTCTGTTAAGTCGCCACTCTTAGCAACTTGCTCATCAACCTTATCACTCAAACCTGCATTTGGACTTATCCAATCATCATCACTTGGCTCTTCAAATGTTGGTATCACAAAACTTTGTTTTCTTGGCTTCCAGTCTACAAAAGAAAAGTTAGCTCTATTAAAATCATTCATCTTACCTTTTATAGTTTCTGTACCTGTAAATGCAAAACATGGTAAAGCAGGCTTTTTCTCATTCCATTGGTTGTAACATCCTCTAAGTATCTCTAGCATTGTTTGATACTCATTGACGCTGTTGCGTTGCCACAGTAAAGGTCTATCCTCTACACCATCAACCATAACCCAGATGGAGAAGGCTCTCGTCCAACCATGTCCTGCTGGTGGTTGTGATTTAGCACCAACAACATCATCCCACACAAACTCATAGCCACCCTCATAGCGACCCCATCCTGTTTGTAAAGTTTCAAGATCAAGTTGCATATATTTAAACTTACATTCCTGATCTGCAAGCTTAAATTGTTTATCCCTACTGATAAACTTTAGATAAATTGAATTATCTGATTCTTGTAGTATTTCCATACTTAACTCTCCTTTTTAATGAACTACTTTGTTAGCAGTTAATATTTCATATTCAGCTACAAGAAAAGCAGTATTGCTTTCCTTCCAACTCCCAAAATCTTCTATAACTATTCCTAAAAAATCTGCTCCTCTTTTTATCTTACAATATTCATCCCAACAGTATTTATCGAAAGCAGCATCATAATTAATTATTTCTTCCATGACTGGACTTCATATTTAAGAATATCTAAAAACTCTTCAAAAGATGTGAAGGCAACAGGATGATGATACTCACTATCGCTTATATTTGAGTTAATCATACTTAAAGGGAACGCCACTCTAATTGGTAAATGATTAAATTTAAAAATTAGAACAGGCGTATTGTCATCTCCTGCTGCTTCACAAATTTGTCGCCACCATTTGTCTTGATACCAATTGTTACTATTTCTAGCATAGTTTTTACATTCAAAATAAATGTAGCGTAATTTTAAATCTGGTTGATTGTTTTCTTGATACTGATTGAGGTTTCTACTAACTCTATCGTCTAGATGTGTTGTCTCAAGCATAGCGTTAATCTTCTTAGCACATTCTCTCTCGAAAGCTGCTCCTTTAGCTCTAGCGTTTACCATCTACAATCCTTGTTGTTCTGACAACGCTTGTACCATTAGCAAAGTTAGTAAATTCATGCACCAAAGTTTCATCGTCTAAATCTCTTGACCAACCCATCGCTGTAATCTGTTTGGCCTTTTTCTCTTCTTCTAGCCTAAATCTAGCTTTTGCGACTTGTTCATTAAATTGTGTCATAAGTTCTCCACATCAAAATCAACATTAACCAAATCGTGCTTTACAGAATTTATACCAACTTTCAAAAAGTATTCTGCAAGCTGACCCATTGGTTTACCTGTTTGTGCTGATAGCACCTTGAGTTCTTTGTGTACATCTTTGTAAACCCAAACTGCTTCCTTGCCTATTTTCTCCATAGCTTCCTCATCAATAAAATCTGTAAAGTTAGTTTTCATAACCTGTTAATGCATCATACATTAATATATTCATATTATTCAATCATCATCCCTGTTTAACATATAAATTATGCAAGACATAATTGCAACTCCTAGCGTACTAAAAACCGCTAATAAAATGATTGTCAATATCTCTTTCATCTTGCTTTTCCTATATAATCAAGACTGGGTATCAGAAAACTCTCCAACATCAACTCCTCCATTTGATTTATTCTGATACCCTACTATTCTTTTCTCCATATTCTAAAACCTTCATCTTGTTTTCTTACTGTAAATTTCATACCCCTTCTATAACCGTGATTGCAAAATAGATTGACTAATTTTCTATCAATTAAAACTATAGAATCACCAATTTCCATTTCATCAATTATTTTAGCCCATTTACTGTAATACCTAGATTGTTTTACTGGCACATTTTTTTCTATAACAATTTCGTTTTCTTTTTTACTGTTTATCATTTTTTACCCTCTTAATATTTAAAGTTTTTCTTCTAACGCTGTAAGCTTCTTTAGCAGGGATAACCTTTTCCTCTTTAGCTTTGTAATGTGTCATACCCCAATTGATACTAAACTCACCAACCCTTGCTTTGCTATGATTACCCATTGCTTCCATCAACTTCGCCATTGCGTTCTGTTTGCTTGCCTTTGCGTTCTTGATAGTTTCATCGCATAACATAATTTGTCTTGCGTGATCCTCATACAGCTTGTCAAGATCAACCACTTCGTCTTCTGTAGCTTCAGGATGCACTAGCACGCCATCATTTCGCTTTTCATCAAGTAGTTCAAAAGGAAAGTAGTTTTCATCCTTTACTCTTTTATTCCAATCCTCTACTGCATCTCTAAGCTTATTTGCAAAAGCAGGATCACGCTTATAGACAAACAAGCGGAAATCTGTTGATTGATATAGCACAACCAACAATCCCCAATCTACGCCTGCACATTCCATTTGTGCTTGCATCTGTAATACTCCACGCCATAAAGCAGGTGTATCTTCTGCGTAGTCTCTAGTGCATTTACATTCAACCACGCCTTGTCCGTCTAGCTTTACCTCTGTTGCATCAGGAAGATAGATACCTCTGCTGACATCCTCCTTAATAACTAGGTTATCTGCATGAGCCAACCCATCTAATGATGCTTCAAATAATAGATAAGGGTGTTTAGCTACTACACTAATGTTAGTTTGTATATCAGTCATACCCAATCTTTCGCACCCCTCAGTAATAAGAACAGGCTCTAGCACATCACCTGTTCTCTGTATGTTAGTTTGCTCATATCTAGTTTGCTTACCATGCTTGGCATCTATGCACCTTTTAAGTGCTTCATTCCTTGAGCCATATTTATACTCATTGAATAAGTAAGGTGCTATAGATGCAGTAGCAATATGGTCTCTAGTTAGTTTTCCAACCATACATTTACCTCTTTCATGTATGTTCTTTTTTTAGATTTGATTTCCCTCAGACATACATTTTTTGCTTCTTCCCAGCTATCAGTCTCTTCAATCATAACAAAATCTCTTTGATGTGCATTTTGCCTGTTAGCAGGTTCTTGCATAACCCAATATATTTTCTTCATTTCCATTTACTTACCCTCCTTTTTTAAAATTGGTAGACAATTCATATAAGTTTTAACAATACTGCACTTTTGTTTTTCTAATTTATTTTTCTTTTTCCACCATGCATCATAATCAAAATTATAATCACAATTATGCTTTTTATCATATCTAAGTTTTTGGATTTGCAGTTCGCACATCAAAGTAAACATATACACCTCTATACCTGTAACCATTTACGCCACCTCCTGCGGAAAGTATTTCATAATGTTAGATAAATACTTTTTATAAGTTCTATCTTCTTTGCTAGTTGTTAAGATTGCTTGAATCCTTGTATCTCTATGAATATTTTTATTAACTAAATATATATACTGACTGTAAATAGCGGCAACATCTGCTGAATAATTACCATATATATTTCTAGTGTAATATTCAATTTCAAGATCATAATTAGCAAGCTCTAACAAGTTGCCATTCCAACCATATACTGTTTCCTCAGCATAAGTATATTGTTCTAGCTTACTAGCTAAGTCTATTATTTGTTTTTTTACTAAATTTTCCATGTCAACTACTCCTTTTTTGTTAAACATGAATACAATATATATAAAAATATATAGATATGCAAATATTTATAACTTATTTATTTTAGGTACTGAACTTAACTCTTCTAAGGTTTCTTGCAGGGTATCTATTTCAAAGGTGTCTGTTATCTGTTCATTTGTAAAGGTAAAGTAATTCTGCGTAGTGTTATTTGGTTGGAACTTGATACGCTTCCCTTTTCGACCAACGAATACAAAAGCATAAATATCGCAATGATAATGCCGATATACTTCAGACTTTGCTCTTGATGGTTCATGTGCAAAAACATATTTTCCTTCTTTTGTTTCCTTTCGTGTTTTAACTTGTACTGTGTATTTTGCTGATCCAAACTCAACGAGCAGATCAGCAGGATGTTTGTCTTGCGTTGGATAACACCAATCACAATACTCAAGCAAAAATGTTTGCACTAGAGATTCGCCTAATGCTCCTAGTCTTGAATTGCTTTGGTGCTGTTCGCTTGACTTTGACATTTGGCAAGCTCCTCACTATTAAATAATGCTCTTCTTCCCACCTGACTTGCGTATTTAGAATTTAGCAATTCTTTACTTGCTTCTTCCCATTTTTCTAGCTCCATATATGCTCTTGTCTTTCTGAATGACATCCATGCATTGATTCCCATATTAAATACAAGATCAATGCAAACATATTGTGCTTCTATTGGAAAGCTACGCCAAACCTTCCAATGTTTATCTAATTTATCTATGACCGCTTCAA